TGGTTCTTACGAATTTCTTCCATGTCACCCTTATGGAATAATAACTGATATTTCTTTAGGTTCAATCATTTCACTTAGGTTCCAGTTGAACATATAATAATATACGTAATTACCTTTCATAAATTTCAATTTTTCTAAACTTTCTACAGTCATACCCACTTCAGGACTATTGAAGATATGGTAGCCATAATTCTTAGCTATGATGAATGCATCATCATATACATCTCCCACTACGTAATACCTATACACTTGTTTAACTGTACCTAAACCATCGATACGTTCATATGGAGCTCCATAGAATGATATAAAATCGTCGTTTTCATCATTCACAAATGAATAAATTGGTAATACCCTTCGCTTTACATATTCTTCGTTTACAACTGGTGCAATTCTAAACTTTTCATTGTATTCTTGTAAAATTTTAGTCACTCTAGGAATATCTTCGAGTGTCATTTTTCGCCAAACATTCTTACACGAACCACGAACTTGGTAAAAGTTTTTACGAGTCTGGTCCACTTGACAAAATTTGTTTTTAACGAGAGCTTCACTATTTAAATGACGATGCCACATATAAGATTTCGTAATTGGAGTTGGTAGTTTTGTGTGGACAGTGTATATAGCCTGCCATACATCCTTCTTGTTTGCGCGTCGTTTGATTTCAGATATAAGAATTGGTGCGAGCCTAAAATTTCTATATTCACCATGAACACATAAGAAACTGATATGGACCATTTTCAGTACATTTGTGTCAATGTTTGTGTCAACATTTGAACTTGTTATATACCCAATAATTTGATTTGTATCTTTTTTACGAATAACAGCACTCTCATCCATGGACCATTTTAAAGCTTCAACGTCATGACAAAGCCTAAATACTCCATCGGATACATAATGGGAATTTAAAAACTCACACGCTTCTTTAAGAGTACACGAGGACCACACGAAACCATTTGGTAGTTTTGTCGTTTTTTTTACAACGTCGCGAGACTCGTCTATTTCACCAGGTGTAGTCCCTTCGTGAGGCACGGGTTGTTTATCCCAGTACTCATGCATTTACATAGATAGTAGCTTAAAGTTTTAAGCCAACACATAAATATAATGTCTCTTGAACAAGATTATACCACTGTACCCGGTCAGATCTTTGCTTGTCTATCCATTGTCGGTCCTGAGTGCCCCCAAAAGAATGAGAAGTTTGGTATTAAGATCCGTGGTGCATTTGCCACCCGTGATGAGGCCGCTAAGCACGCTGCACGTCTACAGAAGGAGGATGCCACTTTCGATATTTACGTAGTTGACATGTATAAGTGGCTTTTGATCCCTCCCGATTCTGAGAAGATTGAAGATGTTCACTATACCAACGATAAACTCGAAGAGATTATGAAGGGCTACAGGGAGAACCAGTCCGAGGCTGCTCGTATGTTTAACGAACGTAAAACAGCGATGATGGCTGAGAAGAATCATTTCGTATCAGGTGATGATAATTCCAAGTTTTACAACAAGCCTGATGAGGCTCCTATCTCTCACCCAGCCGAGGTCCTTGAACGGCTCAAGAAGGAAAAGCCTGACACTCCCATGGAGGAGCTTGTAAAGGAGGCTGATGAGATTGTTGCTGAGGAGATGAAGCAGCGTCAGAAGCAGCGCGAGGAGGAGGCGTCTAGGGATGCTAAGTTGGAGGAGGTAAAGGAGGAGGGAGAACCCGAAGTTTCTTCTGCGTAAATAATATTCATATACATTAAATAAAAATGCTTCGTATAATTCTAACAATATTGTTAGTCGGGGCTTTCTTTATTTTGTTTTTTAAACCAAATTACAATTTAAAAAACAAAACAGATTTAGGTTCAGTAGCAACTGATACAGGTACTGAGGAGGTTTCAACAACGGATGGTTTCGTCGAAGATACACACAGGGGTCCCATTCTTTTTGGGCGAGATGGAATTCCCCCAAGATATGGTGATATAGGTACGTTTGTTGCCTATTCAACTGTTCCGGAGACTCACTGGTTAAGTGGATTTCCGCAAAAGGGTGTGAATAACGATATGTACGAGGACACAGATACAAAACTTTCTACTCGTATAAGAGACTTAAGTATATCTTAAGATGACTGGTTGCATCGTCTTTCCCATAAAAAATCCTAAAAGAAATACTGCAAATGCAATAATCCATGTGGATTTATCGATATCGGTAAAAGGGTCAAATTTTCCAGGTTGAGGAGGGGATTGCGGGTAATTCATTTCACTTGGATGAAAATAATATGGTTGATCTTGAATCATTTCATCCTTATTATTATCTTCATTCTTCTCCTGAATTAAAGGGTCAAGGTTTGGGCTATACTCAATAGGATTACCAATATCAGTTTCCATTTCTAATATAGAATCTGTTTTTTTTAAGCTGATTCTTCCTCACTTTCACTCGCTTCCTCGTCATCTACCACGAAATCCTTGAGATTGCCATTATCATCAGCGTCTTCGTCATAATCGTCATCACTACCTTCTTCTGAGTTATATTCGTCTTCAGTATCTATTACTGAATCGTCTTCAAAATCTTCATGATCATCTGTGGCATAATCGTCATCTAGTACAGTTTCTACTGGTATATAAAGAACGGGCTTCTTTATAACCCTACCAAAGCGAGAACGAGTACTAACTACCATTTATATACTTTAAACACTGTTCTGTTTAAGTATCTTTAGGGTGAAGTTTACTAGTTATTTTAGGGAGTAAGATGTGAGTTCTTCCACTGTTCTTCTTACATATTGGACATTTTTGTTTTATTTTGTTTTTAGTAATGACATACGACATAGTTTTATTCTCATGTACACCAGAAATAGTCTCACAGTAGTTAGATGTGGTTAACACTAAAAAATTATTTTTATCCCTAGTTACATTAACCACACGTGTATCATCGTCGCACTTCATATTCTTATTAATGAAGTTTTCAAGATCTGGTTTTACGTCCATCTGTTTAATTTCTGGTTTTTCTACAACTTTTTTGATTTCTGGACACTTACTGATAACCTCCTTTTTGGGGTAAAGTTTATCAATAATGTCACTCGTCAATTGATGTCGGCGACCACAAAAGTATTCACAAAAGCCATCACGACGTCCCAAAATAGTTTCATGTCGACTGAAACATTTCTGGAGAATGAACTTACCACTAAGTATAAACCATACATGATTCGAACTATGATTTCTTTTTACATTTTCACAGTATCTAGAAGTCGTCGCCGCGAAATAGGTTTCTTTGTTTTTGAATAGTTTAGTGATATATGCACCCCCCTGACCCTCCATATTTTTTCGAATAAACGTTTCGATTCGGTTTTTCAATTCCTCATCATAAATTTCATTATTAGTTTGATCTTCTAGAAAAGAATCCTCCTTGACTCGTATAGACACTGAAGGTGATTCCACTGAAACTGTGGTAGGTGCGTCAGTTCTAACAGCTGACATTTTAAGAATTTCAACTGACGGTTCTTGACTTATTCTCACGAGAGAACCAACCTTGTAAATAAAAACTGGGAGATAAGCCAACTGATCAACCCTACCATGTTCACAATCCTTACATCCCCGACCCCCACATGTTTCATGTTTTGCTCGTTTGTATGACCATGGCATCCTAAACCCACTTCCTTTAGTCTTCCTACGTGTGTCACCATACACAGATGAATCAATAATATCATTCCAATCCATATCACCTTTAAATTTAGAAAGAGACACTAGAATATGTTCACGGAGTGCTACAGCTGAACTCTGATCAACCACGAAATTAGGCCAATTGAGATGTACACCCGTTTTCATTAGATCTCCAGACACCTTTGGTGGTGATACAGAAACGAGACATTCTTTACCACCATGAAATTTAACAGTTTCACAAATATTTTTAGATATATCATGGATATCGTCAATACCTAGGGGATTGACATCTTTATAGTCAATGTCAACGAAAAAGTTATAGGTCTCACTCTTTTGCTCGACGACGTAAATTCTCTCACCAGATTTTACAGACTCTATATACTTATCGTAAAATTCATTCAATCTATCAAATGGCACTGAGAGTTTACCCCCGTCCATGAGCACATGTGATAGATTGGTAGCATTATTGAATTTTTGGGAAGTGTACCAATTCTTAAACATACCTTATTATTGTTCTTCATCTCTAAACCATTTCATACATGATACGTCCTGATATTCTTGATTTTGAGAAATTTGCTTTTTAAAAGTAAGTAATTCGTAAACCGTTTTACTTTCATTATCTTTGTACCACTGTTCAATCTCCTCTTCGCACAGTCCTCGGTTCTTCTCGAGTAGTTCACCAATCTGTCTTAAAATAAAAGCCTTGGACTTCATTATTTAATAGAGAAGGTTTTTCTATTGTGAGAACTTATACACGCGTAAAATTGGGGATTCTTAATGACATTATCTATGATCAACTTCCATCGTTTACGTCCATTGAATTCTTCTAGTGTATCATAGCTCATAAAGTCATTTTCATCATGGGTTTTACGAATAGGTTGATTGTTCATTTTTTTGATTTGTGTTTTGTGTTTTTCTTCGTAAAACTTACGAATTTGTGTTTGTTGTTCTGATCGATTGTAATTGACAAAGAATATGAATACGTTATATTCTAGGTCTACTGTTGGGCTTTCTTTATGTATAAATTTGAATTCTGTATATTCACCATTTTTTAATGACACGACACCACGTGTCTCTTCTTCTAATTCTCGTAGGGCACACCTCAAGGGGTTGTAAATTTCTCGTCTTCTACACCCACCCGTTACGAAAATCCAATCTTTAAATCTCCAGTCTCTTACTGTGAGAAATCTCGGTTTCCCATCGGTAAAAGTAACCGGTACTGCAATCGCTTTGTACTTCTTCATTGCGCATTCGCAAGTTATAATAAGTGGATATGATTATTCTTCGGATTTTTCATCCACCTCATCGATATCTTCAAGCTTCTTTTCAGGTACAGGAACTGGAGCAGAAACGGGCTCTGGGGGTGGAGCTAAGTGTCGAACGACCTGGGCTGAGAAACCTTTAAAATTGTCAATATCCTGTTTAGCCTTGTTTAACTCTTTAAACATGTAAATCATACCAATTGCAAAAACGATCGCTGCAACGATGAGTAGTGTGTCTTTATTGACTGGAACCATTTATAAATGAAAATGTCATTTTCTTTTTAAGCTTTCTACATCACGGCACCCATCTTAGTCTTACCAGCAGTGGGGCATTCGTATGGGCTCTGGGCAAATTGAACGGCTTCGTAATGCGCATTTTCACACGATTTGCTTGTTGGTTGTGTGGGTTGACCAACAAACTTTTCGAGTGTCCTGGAGTTAGGATCGTACGTCAATACAAAAACGATGGCAAGGAGAAATACTACTGTCCAAAACATCTTTTAATAAATACAGAGAAGATTTAGTTCGAGTACAATAAACCACCCATACCATTTTCAATACGGAGGACATTGTAATTTACAGCATAAATGTCATCACCAACATCTTGGTTATCGTTGATGAGACGAGCCGAGTCAAGTCGACTGAAGTTTAGGCTGCCGGTAGGCTGAAGCTTACCAGAATCGAGGCAGAATGGGTAGAAGAACAGAGTCTTGGCTGTTCCTAAAGACGAGTTAGTGGTGTGATAATACGAAGTTACGGTGGAGAA